CACCACCACCACCACCACCACCACCAGCACCCAAACCAGCACCAGAACCAGAACCAGAACCGGAACCAGCACCCCCACCACCACCACCACCACCACCACCAGCACCAGCACCAGCGAAAAAGACGAAAAAGAAAGTCGGAATAGAAACAAATGTTGAAGTGGTAAATGGTATTTGTGTTATAAAAGCTACAATAAAAGCTACAATAAATAATCTTAATGAAGAATCAATAACTTTCTATCCACTACCACCACCAGAAAATGATATTAAAATAATTAATAATGGTAAAATTGCGAAATATCCTTGTGATAAGTATGATGGAAAGACTATTGTAGTATCATTAGAGTCTAATGAATATACAGCAACATCAGTTACAGTTACAGTTGCATGTGGTTTAGTTCCATCAAGAAAATCTGCTAGGAAACGTCAAATTAATACTGAAGACAAAACCAGAAAACCACTAAATCTAAGTAATTATGAGAGAATAGATAATAAAACAAACAATTTAAATAGACAGTATAATTCAAAAGAATTGGCAGAAAAGGCATACTTAACAGCAGAATCTACAGCAGTTCAAGGGAAACCAGAATTTAAGTCATCAATAAGAAATGATAAAATAACAAACAATAATAAAATTAAAGAAATCGCTAATGAATATGTAAGGATAAGAAATAATAGACCAACAAATAGTCATAGAATAATATTTACACAAGCAAAAGCAAAAGCAGAAGCAAAAGCAAAAGCAAAAGAAGAAGCAAAAGCAAACTCATAAAGAGAACCAAAAAAAAGTAATTCTAATCAAAGAACAATTAATAAAATACATCAAATAATAATTATCTTACCATCCAACCCCAATAATATCGTCAAATGTTAAAGATGATTCTGTCAACCACTTCGTAACATCATCTCTTGTTCTCTCTTCAACAGGAGGCAACATTGAAATATTATGTTCATCTTCTTTAATATCTATTTGACTTTGAAGAATTTTCATTTTCTTTTCGTGTGTAAGAGTAGACAGACACTTCATAAGAGTATCCTCGCTTAGAGTTGTCTTACCTACACAAGTTTCTGGATAACTCTTATAGTATTCCATAGGGTATTGTTTATGATAACACTTAACAATGCTATCTTTTGTAGTTCCGTAATTAATTGTTTCAGACATTTTTTAATAATAATAAAATTGGTTTTGTAATAAATCAATTTTTTTTTATAACTATAACCCAAATTTTGCGGTAACTATAACCCAAATTTTGCGGTATATTTTTTTTTAAATTTTATTTATTTATGTATAAATGAAAATCAATGTTATATCTTTAAACAACGGACATTCCCTTACTGAAGACGCCCAAACTTTAGCGTATTCACTTAAAAAAATATATAGAAAAAAAAAAATCTTATTTACTTACTATCAATTTAGGGAAACTGTAGCGAAAGTCGCAGATATAAATATATTCTTAGGTATTGTTAATTATTCTCTCTTCAAATATTCACCCATTAATATTTTGATAATAGACCCACATAAATTCCATAAATTATGGACACCTTGTTTTAAAAAATTGGATTATGTTTTAGTTAAAACCCAATATTCATATGATATTGTTTCACAAATAACAGATAAAGAAAAAATATACAATATAGGATGGAAAAATAAAGACTATTTAGATACTTCTGTCACCAAAGACTATAACTCCTTTCTCGCCATTATGGGTCATTCCTCATTTAGACAAGTTGAAAAACTATTATCTAAATGGAAAGAAGATTATCCAAAATTAACTATACTTTGCGGAACTAACTATTTCGAAAATAAAGAAATGGAAAAAAAAGAACAAGACAATATTGAATATATAGATAAATATTTACCTATAGACGATTTCGTTAAATTAATTAACCAAAAAGGAATACATTTCTGTTTAGGTTCTGCTACTAGTTTTGCGAATACACTCCATTTATGTCAAACTGTTAAATCTATTCCAGTTACTTTAGACTGTATTTTATATAAAAATTATGTTAGTAACTTAGACGGTTTCTTAGTTAAAACTAAAAAGAAAAAGAAACTTAAATATACCTTGGGGAGTGAATATAGTATAAATGAAGAAGATTTAGAAAAAGTTATTGAAAAGATTATCAAAATTCAGAAAGAAGACGAAATATTATTAGAGGAAATGACAGAAAAATGTAAAAAAAATATTAGAGAAGACGAAATGGCATTTGATAAAAATTTAAAACATTTCTTCGACAAAGTATGGGAAAAACATAACTCTATAAAGGAATTGAAAAAAGATTTGGAAATATATGAAGACGAATTACCCACTGTTTCTATTATCACACCTACATATAATAAAAGGAAGTTTTTTAAATTAAGTGTTCGCAATTTCCAAAAAGCAGATTACCCACAAGATAAAATAGAATGGATTATCATTGACGACGGAGAAGAAGAAATTAAAGATTTAATACCAGAACAAGATAATATTAAATATATAAAACTTAGTCAAGAAGAAATAAAAGAATATATTAATGTAAATGAAATAACTCAAAATGAAATAACTCAAAATGAAATAAATGAAAATGTAAATGATACTGAAGAAAAAGAAAAAATAACTAAAAAAAAATTATCTATAGGAGCAAAAAGAAATATAGCGTGTGAAAAAGCAAAAGGAGAATATATAGTATGTATGGATGACGATGATTATTATACACCACAGTCAGTTAAATTTAGAGTAGCTAGTATGATACATTTAAATAAGAATGTTGTAGGTTGTAGTGGTTTAGGTTTATTAGAAATCAATAAGATTATATCAAATGTTAATTTATCGTCGTATTCTGTAGGGTATGAATTTAGGATATTCGAACATACAATGGGATTTAAGAAATCTCATTGGGAAAATAATAAATTCTTAAATACTTCTTTAGGAGAAGGACGAAATTTAATAGACAAAGATATTAATGATTATGAAGATATTCATTGGGAACAAATAGGAATTTCTTTTAAACATTATAATAATACAAATTCTAGAATGACAATTTCCGGACAAACTAATGGTTCACACTTTAATATTAATGATGAAGTATTTGAACTTGTTACCAATATTGAAGAAAGTGCCGAAGAAGATAAAGAAATGATTGTAAAACATAAAAAGGAATTGGAAGATAAAAAAAACGAATATATTAAGAAAGATAAGGAATTAGAAGAAAAACTTGATAGTGAAAGCTTTTTAGAAAATCAAACGAAATAGCAGACCCATAATTATAATTTTGTAAAAAAATAATGTTCTTCTAAGTTTTTTTCTATATCTCCCCTTAATAATGAATTAAATGTCTTTATTTCATATAATATCTCTAATATTATATCCTCGTAATTACCTTCTTTTAAAATGTCATTTTTATTTATATTTATATCCTTTTTATTTTCATTTACATTTATTTTCATTATATAATCATTAGACTTTTTAGAAATATTACTAATACTAAATCTATGATTATTAATTTTTATACCTTTAATATCATTAAGGATAGGAGTATCTAATGAAAACTTAGCAATATTATTTCTATAAACTAAATTACTAATTAATTCTGTAAAAAAGATTTCTTCTTCATTAGTATTTATAACACACCCATTAATATATGAATTTTCAAGTATAGAATTATAAATTGCTAAGTTAGAATATAAATTATTAATAATATTAATTTTTTGTAATTCTAAATTATATTCATTATCTTCCATATCCAAATCAATACCTAAGTTAATTTCACTATTTTTAATTACTATATCGCTATATTGACAATTTATAATGTTAGTATTAGAAACTGAATTTTGTATTTTAATATTTCCATTAATTATTTCTAATTTATTTCCAATTGCTAAATTAATTATATTTCTTTCTTCTATATTAAAACATATTAAATCAATATCAGTATCCATAATTACTAAGTTTCCATTTTCTATATGAATTAAATTTTTATTTTCAAAAACTTCATCGCAAATTACTAAATTACAAAATTTGACTAAGTTATTACATCCTAAATCTATTGTATTACTTTTACTATAATAATCCAATTCCTTATCTATTGTATATGTATCAATATAAATAATTTGATTTTCATTAATATTTGATTCAATCTTAATATTCAAATCTTTTATACTAGTATTACTACTAATATTAAGTTTCTTGAATTGGATAAATGTATTTTCATTTCCACTACCTTCTATGGAAACAAAAGTAGGTATGGAAATATTTTCTTCTAAATAAATACCAGGTGATAATTTAATAATCCATTGATTATGAAGGTCGCGTTTAAATTTGTATAGGTCTAAGTTTAAGATGAATTGTATTGCTTCATTGATAGAATAAAAATCTGATTTAGATAAATCATTACTAATATTTTCTGGTAATCCAAAATTATTACAAAACTTATATGATGATATATTAATTATATGTTGATATATTTGTGATTTACTGCTGGAAATACTGTCTAACTTTCCAGTTTCAGAATTAATTACTAAGTTATTACCAACTTTAATATAACCTAAATTATCATTTGTAGCAATACGAGGCATAATATTAGACCAATCATTATTTTCGCAGTCTTTTTGTCCTGTATAAACCTCAAATAAGTTATCAGTTTTATTAAATCTAATACAACCGGGGAAATTGCGTTTACTATCATTGATTCTTAATCCTCCATCTAGAACATCTAATTTTTTAATAATTTCACTCATAATAAATTTAATAATTACAAATTTTTTAAATTTTATTATCTAACCTAATATTATAAAATGATTATACAAACAAGTACACCACAACAAATTATTTCTCTTGACCAAGAAAAAAAAAAAGGAATTGTATTAATATGGTTTTATGCCACATGGTGTGGCCATTGTGTAGATATGGAGGGGGAATGGGAAAAATTAAGCAATAATTCACCTAAAGGATTAAAACTCGCTAAAATAGAAAGTAGTAATATGGACAATTACAAAAAATCACCAGGAGAAGAAGAATTAAGAGGTTTTCCTACATTAAGATTATATAGTAAAGGTGAATTAATTAAGGAATACGACGGAGAAAGAAGTTATCAAGGAATTTATGATTTCGCGAATGATTATTTAAAAAAACACAATAATGTTACAAAAAATAATTTATTAATGGTTAAAGCAAGAAGAGGTAATAAGATTAATAAAAAATTAATAAACCAAATTATTAGTAATAAAAAAAAAACTAATAAAATGAAAAAAAAAAATAATAAAAATAAAAAAACTAAAAATAAAACTAAAACTAAAAAGAAAAAAACTTCCCCTAAGAAAAAAAGAAGACAGGCGGGTGGTCACGTCAAACACGGTTTTGAAGTTGAAATATAATTTATTCAACATTCATTTCTAAATTTTCTTCTTCTATTGGTGTTTCCTCCTCCTCCGCAGGTTCTTCCTTGACAGCAAGTGCCTCTTCAACTACTGGGGCTTCCTCAACAGCAGGTCCATCGTCGACAGTAGAAGAAGAAAAACTTGTTTTTAATGAATTAAGTTCTTCAGTTAAACTATTTACTTCGGCTTCTAAAGATTGAATATTATCCTTTAATGAAGTTACTTCTTCAACTTTAGATTTGGTAAGGTCATTGAGGTCAGAACGCAAATTTTGACACATTAAGGAATTATTCCTAATTACATTTAAAGCATTTGACATTTTATATAATATAGATATAAGATTTTTTTTATAAAAATACGAGTTAAAAATTTATTTTAACTGTGTTAAAAATTTATTTTAACTGTGTTAAAAATTTATTTTAATTGTGTAGTATTTTTAATAATTATTTCATTAACACACTTTTCTTTACTAGATAATATTATATCAAGTGATTCTAACCATTCTTTACTATTATTTTTATCTTTTTCAACTTGAATTAAAATATTATTTATTATATTAATTTGATTATCATTCCATAATTTTTTCAATTCCCTATATATTTGATTATCATCTTCACTTATATTTTCAATTTTTACATCTTTTTTATTTGAAACTTTAGTATCTTCTTTTTTATTTTTAAAAAACTCACTCATACATTCTCCAGTTGAATTAATAAACAAATCTATAATATTGATATATAATTCTAAAGAATGAGAAATTATAGAATTTTCTTCATATGAATTTTTCAATTTATCTAAACCTTTTTTAGCCAATAGAAATATATTCTTAATATCTTCATTTTCTCTAGAATACCATTGTGTTGATTTTAAAATAGGATTATAAATATTATGTAAATCTTCTCGTTTATCACCCGAACCCCACCTTATAGTTCCTTGTAAAAAATTAGGTTCACTAAAAGCAATTTTATTTTCATATATACTTATTTTAGTTCCTGTAGGTTTATAAGATAATATAGCGCATCTTACTATACAAGTAAGAGGATCTAATACATAATGTTTAACTTCTTTGTTAAATAAATATTTGGCTAAATATTTTGGTAAAATATCTATAGATAAAGACATGATTATATATAATTTATGTTTTTTTTATAAATAATTTAATTTATAATATTTTAATTTATAAATTTTTAATAAAAAAATTGATATTTTATAAAAATATTTATAAAGTATAATATATACAATAAATAATGATTATTCCAATTCGATGTATGACATGTGGTAAGGTACTAGCAGACCTATGGAACCACTACCAAAATGAAATTAACAAGGAGAAAACACCAGAAGATACAATTAATATCAATTCTAAGAAAATAGAAAAAACACATAGAGGGAAAGTAATGGATCAACTAGAATTAAAGAGATATTGTTGTAGAAAACATCTTTTAACTCATTCTGATTTAATTGATATAATTTAATTTAGTATAAAATATTTAGTGATAAGTTATAGGAAATTATATTTTTTTATAATATTAATATAAATATAATGTCTAGAAAAACTGAATTAATACCTAAAAAATTAAAACAATTATTAAAAGTCAAAGAGTATCAATATGTAGTATTTGTTATATTATTATTATTTATGTCTTTTCAAATTAATAGACAAATCAATAATACTAATAAACTTATATGTTTATTATTAGGTTTAGTTATTTGTATTTACCAACCTATAATGCTTATTCCTTTTTTGATTTTCCTAATAACTATTTATTATTTATTTAAGAATCGAAAAAGTAGAAATATTATTGAACCTTTCGAATTGGGAGATAATTGCGATGACCCATATGGTAAAAAAGGTGTTAATGTAGATGATGTTAATAAAAAAATTTTAAATGCTTTAGAAAAAGGGAAAATGGAATGTAAATATAAGTCATTAATTCATCCACATCATATAAATCATAAAACCTTTATGAAATATATAGCAATAAAAGATAAAAAAAATATAGAAAATAAATTATATTTTTATAGGAATTTTTTTAATATTTATTTTTTCGATGAAAATAAAGAAGAAGATTGGAAAGTTATTAATTATATTTTAACTAAAACAAGTAATTTTGATGATTTAATAGATATAATAGACGTAACTGATTCAAGTGGTACTTTTATAGAAGCAATATCTATTAAAAATAAAGATAATGATAAAGAAGACTTATTAAATAAGTTAGAAAAGGATTATAAAAAATTAGGTATGTTTTTTTATCAGAATAAAGACACTAGTTATATGATTAACAATCAAATTATGAATTTATTAAAAAATATGGGTTTATATCCTATTTATATGAACAAATATATAGATAATGAATTATTGGAACACCAATTATATAAAGATATAGAAGAAATTAAAAAACAGGATAAGAAATTAAGAAGGGAATATGAAGAAATTAAAAAACATATTTATGAATTGGGTATTTTACATTATAAAGCAATTATGGATATGGATAACAAATATTATTTTATAAATGTAGAAAATTTAGAATTAGATTTTGAACCTTATACTATTTATAATAAAAACTTTACTAAAAATAAAAATTTTATAAGTAGATATGAAAAAATAAATGAATATTTTTTGCTAAGAGAAGTAAAAATAGAAGAAGAAAAAATAACTAATTTACTTAGCAAAGATAGTATAAGATTATTTAATTCATATAAAATAAAAAATGATAAAATAATTAATAGAACTGAATTAGAAAATAAAGTGTTTATTCCATTATCAAAATTTATAAGTGATAATATAGATAAATTAAATTTATTAGAGGAAAATTATTATAAAATAAGTCCTAATAGGGAAATTGCTTATAATTATTTAACTTTATTATTTATATTTAATGGAAGTATAAAAAAAGGTAATGAAATAATAAAATTCACAGATTATTTAGGAGAAGGATTAGAAAAAGGTTTTATTACCGATTTATATAAAAATAAAAAGGATATATTCGAGAAACAAATTATAGGAGAAAAACTAAGTGGATTATATACTATAACCAGTGAAGACGACTTATTAATAGATAATATTTTATATTATTATCAATTATATCATACTGATTATGAAGTTGAAAAAATATATCCAATAGATTATCATATAAAAGAAAAAAAAGAAGAAAAAAAAGAAAAAAAAGATGAAAAAACAGAAGGAATAACAAATAAAACAGACCAACAACAATATAATTATCAATTACAATTAGATTCTGATTTCGATAATAAATTACTGAAAGATAAAAAGAAACAGCAATTAGAGAGATACTATGAATTATTAGATAGTGAAAAATACGATTCAATAGATAGTTTAAATAAATTGGCAGAAGTCAGAAATAAAGAACTCGCAATAGAAAAACAAAGTTTTACTAAAAAAGTAGACGATTTTTCAACAACATTATTTTCTCTTATAGATGAAATTACCGATTTAATAAAAAAAGCATATAATGATAATTTAGGTAAAGACTTAACACTTTATCAAAAATATATATTGTTTTTCGAAAAATTGTTAAATATATTAATAAAGGAAGATAGAGCACTTCACACAGGTTTTTTAATGATAATAATAGCTCTACTATTATATTTCTTAGATAACAAATCAAATACAGTATCTTGTGGATGTAATAATAATTCGGGGTTATCAAATATATTACAATTAATCAAAACTAAATAAATTATTTAAAACCTAAATTATTATAAAAATATAAACTGTAAATAATAATGTCTTTTCGAAATTTTATAAATAATGGAATAATAAGTATTATTAAAAATAATCCTTATCAACCTAAATTATTTTTCTTTCAAATAGGTTGTTTTCCTAGTTCCGAAGAAAATATAAATCATCAATATCCTAATATTATAAATAAGTATAAACAGGAATTTCCTAATTTACAAATATATCAAGTATGGATAGACCAAATGTATAAAGAAAATCCTAGTAATCATTTATATAGTAATATTTTAGTATATCCTGAATTTATAACTCCAGAGAACTATAATAGTATAGTAGAATTATGTCATTTTATGAATAACTATAATACTTTAAGTATTATTATGGAATTCACTTCTACAGTAAGAGAACAATATTTTAATAAAGAAAATATGACTGACTATTTATATATTACACCCAGTGAATGTATGATAAATACTAAACATATACTTTTTAATCCTATACTGAAATACCAACATAAATATTGTTTTTTTAGACCAGATAAGGATCCAGCACTTTCAAAATATTTAAACAATAATGTAAGTATGAGAGAAATGGAATTTATAATGGGGGATTTAGAAAGAAGAAAGAAAAAATTACCCTACTATAAAAGTGTATTAAGTATTATGAGAATGGATTTAGAAGATGGAAATATTAAAGTAGAAAAGAATTATAATAAAAATTATAATTATTTTTTTATGATTACTAAAAATATTCAATACAGATTAGGAGGATATGAAAATTATTCGACAAAAATACTATTAGAAGAATTTAAAAATGGAGAACAAAAAAACTTAGAAATTTATATATATGATATAGCATTTAATATATTACATGATAGTTTAGTGTTTTTATATAGAGATAAAAATTTAATTGAAGAAAATTATGGGAAAATATTATTTAGTAATGATGATGAATTACAAAAATGTATAGATTATTTTATAATCAACTCTGTATAGATTATTTTATAATCAACTCTGTATAGATTATTTTATAATCAACTCTGTATAGATTATTTTATAATTAAAACAACTTTTTTCTTTTAATAGTTTCGCTAATTTTTGAAATAGCTAAAATATAGCAAGAATTTCGCATTGTTATATGTTCTTTTTTATGTTTTGTATATACTCGATTAAATGTTTCTTTCATTAATTCAGTAAGTCTTTCCAATACTATTTTTTCTTGCCAATATTCGCTTCTTTTATTTTGTAACCATTCATAATAACTTACAATAACGCCACCAGAATTTGCCAAAATATCTGGAATTATTTCTATCCCTTTATCTAAAATTATTTTTTCTGCTTCTGAATCAATGGGTCCATTTGCTGCTTCTAATATTAATTTACAATTTAGTTTATTACCTTCTTCTCCTACTATAACTAATTCCTTAGCGGCAGGTATAACAACGAAACATTCTAAAGAAAAAAAGTCTTCTTTATCTATAGTTTCACCATATGGGTATTTTTCAATATTTTTATGCTCCTTACAATGTTGCTGAAGTTTAAAGACATTAAATCCTTCTTCACTTTTAATACACCTTGTATGGTCCGCTACACCAATACATATCATTCCTAATTGAGATAATAATATAGAAGTGTTAGAACCTACATTACCAAATCCTTGAACTATATAGGTTTTACCACATAAATCTATATTACTATTTTCGGCCCATATTTTTATACATTCTACTACTCCAAAACCGGTTGCCTGTTCTCTACCTTTAGAACCGCCGCAATGTATAGATTTACCAGTGAATACGGAGTTGGTATGAGTTCTACCTTTTTTTTGATAAGCATCAGTCATCCAATCCATAATTTGAGAGTTAGTACCTAAATCTGGCGCAGGTATATCTCTATTTTCACCAATATATTTATACATAACTTCGGCATATCCTTTACTAATTCTTTCTAATTCATTTATACTATAATCATATGGATTTATTTTAATACCTCCTTTAGCCCCACCAAAAGGAATATTATTTAAGGCACATTTAATAGTCATCCAAAAAGCCAGAGATTTTACTTCATCTAAATATATATCTTCACTAAATCTAATACCGCCTTTAAATGGACCTAATACATTATTATGTTGAACTCTATATGCTTTAAGCATTTTAACTTTACCATTATCTAATCGAATCGGGTAATTAACCATTATTTCATTTTTAGGACAGGTAATATATTCTCTAATATCTTCATCCAAATCATAATGATCTAAAATTTGATTATATTGCTTAATCGCTAAATCATATAAATTCATTTGATATAATTTAATAATAAATTTTTATTAAAAAAAAAACATTTTAAAATAATATTATAAATTAATATATAATGAGTAGAAAAAAAAATAACTCTAATAACTCTAATAACTCTAATAACTCTAATAACTCTAATAACTCTAATAACTATATTACTAATAAAACAGATATGATTAAAGATGAAGACTTATGGACTGTTATCTATAGTTACTTTAAAGATCTTCCCGAAGATAAAGTAAATAAATTACCCTATAAGAAAAATTATTATTTAACTAATCACCACCTAGATTCTTATAACGATTTTGTTTTAAACAAAATACCCCAAACATTAAAAGAGAATAATCCTCAAACAATTTTCTTACAGAGAGAGGAAGATAAGGATTATAATTATAAATATGAAATAGATTTATATTATGGAGGGATAGAAGGAAAAGAAATTTTTATAGGGAAACCGGTTATAGACCATCAAGATACTCGAAAACAAATGTTTCCAAATGAAGCAAGATTAAAAAATCTAACATATGCGTCTCATATTTTTTGTAATATTGAAATGGTAATAAGGAATAATAGTTTATCAAAGGAAGAAAATGAACATGAAAAAAAAGTATTTGAAAAGATATTTTTATGTACTATGCCAATTATGCTTCATTCTAAGATATGTGTACTTCATAATCATACTTTTGAAACTTTGAGAAGTATGGGAGAATGCCCATATGAACAAGGTGGTTATTTTATAGTAGATGGAATGGAAAAAGTAATAGTATCACACGAAAGAAAAGCAGAAAATAAGATATATGTTCAATCTATGAATGACGATTATATTAGTCATTCTGTAAATATTAAATCTGTTCCACAAGGCAAATTTAAATATCCTAAAACAACTGATATAAGTATTAAAAAAAAAACAGAAACATTAGAAGTAAGATTACCCGGTTTTAGTGAAAAAATACCTTTATTTATTATATTCCGAGCTTTAGGTTATGAATCTGATAAAGAAATATTAGAATTAATATTAGGTGATTTAGAAGATGAGGTTAATAAAGAATTAATAGGAGAATTAATTCCTTCTATATATGAAGGAAGTATATTATATGATAGTATATCTTGTATTAAATATATGCGACAATTTACTAAAGGAAGTTCTGTTAGTGAAGTAATTCATATTCTAAATACAGAATTATTACCACATATAGGAACTTCTTATACAAATAAGGGTTATTTCCTGGGTCATATGATTAAAAAGTTAATATATAATAAAAAAGGTTTAATACTGAATACAGACAGAGATAGTTTTGCTTATAAGCGTGTTGATTTATCCGGATTTTTATTAGCAGGATTATTTAGAGATAGTTTCATTCAATACCAACGAGATATTAAAATTAAGATTGATTCAGAATATAGATTTAACAAATCCACATATATAAATGATGTGGATAATATTATTAATGATGCTAATATAAAAGAAATATTTAATTCTACAAGATTTGTTAGTGATATATTAAAATCCTTTAAAATAGGTAATATTCTTAATAAAAGCGGTTTAATACAATCTCTTAGTAGGCGTAGTTTCTCTGATATTATTTCACATACTAGAAGAATTAATACACCAAGTGGAGGAGATTCACGTATTATGATGGGACAAAGAAAACTACACTCTACACAATTCGGTATTATTTGTCCAATTGAAGCACCTGATGGAGGAAATGTAGGTATTAAGAAACATATGACAGTTATGACACATATTACTTTTGGCTGTGATACTAAACCAATAGAAAAATGCCTTAGACAACTCGGTTTAGTATATTTAGAAGAAATAATACCTGGTGAATTAAAAGAAGGTAAAATATTCCTAAATGGTAATCTTTTAGGAACACACATAGATATAGGAAGATTATTGTATATTCTTAAATTATTTAGGAGAAATGCCATTATAAATATTTTCACTTCCTTAAATTGGGACAGAAGATTTAATGAACTTTATATATCAACTGATGGTGGTCGTTGTACTAGACCAATTCCGGTTGTCAAAGATAATAAAATGTTATTAACAAATGACCATATTAATAAATTAAAAGTTAATTTGTATGATTGGGAAAATATTATTTCAGGTTTTGATAAAAAGAAAACTAGATTAGATTATTATAATTGCGATTATGATTGTAAAGAAAATATAGATAAATTAATTAAATCATTAGAAGAAAACCAAGGAGTATTAGAATATATTGATGTTGATGAATTACATAATTGTTTGGTTGCTTCCTCTCAAGGCATTTTAGAAAAAACTCCTTTAATAGAAGCAAGTTACACACATTGTGAACTTCACCCTTCTATGATTTTAGGACATTTGGGTTTTATTACTCCATTTAGTGATAATAATCAATCTCCTAGAAATGTTTTCAGTGCCGGTCAAGGTAAACAGGCGGTAGGAGTATATTGTAGTAATTATAGGAATAGAATGGATAGTGGGGTTCACGTATTAAATTATCCACAGAAACCTCTCGTAAATACTCGTATGAGTAAATATATTATGAATGCTGATTTACCTTCCGGTAATAATATTATAGTAGCCATAGGTTCATATTCTGGATATAATCAAGAAGATTCCGTTATTATTAATAGAAATTCATTAGATAAAGGGTTATTTAATACAACTTATTATAAAGTCTATGAAGCAGAAGAATTCCGAGATAAACAAACTTCAACTACTTCATTTTATAGTCCATTTGAAGAAAATGATATATCACCTAAAAAAGAATACAATTATAGTAAAATAGATAAATTTGGTGTTATAAGTGAAAATGTATATGTAAAAGAAAAAGACGTATTAGTTAGTCAATTTACAGAAAATGACGAAGGAATAAAAGATACAAGTATAGCTGTTAAAAAAGACGCAGGAGGATTGGTGGATAAAGTATATTTATTTAATACTAATTCTGATAATCAAAGAATGGTTAAAATTCGTCTTTGTACAACTAGAACCCCCGAAGTTGGCGATAAATTCGGTTCCAGACACGGACAAAAAGGGACTATAGGAACTGTAATGAATGCGGAAGATATGCCTTTTACTAAAGAAGGAATAATACCAGATATGATAGTTAATCCTCACGCTTTCCCTAGTCGTATGACTATAGGGCAATTCTTAGAAACAATTGGTTCAAAGATTTCCGCAAGTATGGGTTTTATATTCGACGGAACTGCTTTCCAAGAACATAATATAAGTGAATTAGGAGATATTTTAGAAAAACAATGTAATTATGATAGAAATGGTAATGAAGTATTATATAATGGTAGAACAGGAAAACAACTTAGTTGTCAAATGTTTGTAGGTCCTACATACTATCAAAGATTTAAACAAATGGTCCAAGATAAAATAAATTCAAGAGCAAGAGGCCCGGTTACTATGAGAGAAAGACAACCACCTTCCGGAAGAGCTGCTGGTGGAGGTTTAAGAATAGGAGAGATGGAACGTGACGCTATTATATCACATGGTTTATCACAATTCCTTAAAGAATCAATGATGGAAAGATCGGACGGTAATGATAACTTTGTTACTATAAGTAATCATACTGGTGAATTTGCTGCTTTCAATCCTAAGAAAAATATTTATCTTAGTCCTTCTTGTGACGGTCCTTTAGAATATGAAAAAAATAAATATGGAGATTTGGAATTAGTAAATAAAAATAATAAAAGTTATAGTTTTAGTAGAGTGAATATTCCATATACAGTTCAACTTCTTATACAAGAATGCGAAGCGATGGGATTACAACTAAGACTTAATACAGATAAAAAAATTAAAAACGAATTTAATGAATTACAAGAAAAAACACCAACCGAAACAAATGCGGAAGGTAATAAAAAAACAAAAGAACCTAAAAGTGTAAAGGAAACAAGTGTTAAGGAACCTAAAAGTGTAAAGGAAACAAGTGTTAAGGAACCTAAAAGTGTAAAGGAAACAAGTGTAAAGGAAACAAGTGTTAAGGAACCTAAAAGTGTAAATGAAACAAGTGTTAAGGAATAAATTATAAAAAGGTAATAAATAAATATTAAAATTTGATTAAATATAAAAAATTGAAAAAAAATATCAAAATATATTTAAAATATATTTTTATATTAATAGTATAATGGATTTTGAAAATATTTATAAATCAAGGAAAATAATCCTTAAAATGCTAAAACTTAGAGGTTATGATACTGCTAAGTATGAAAATCAAAATAGAGAAGAACTAATGATATTATTTCAAAATAGAGATAAAAAAATTACTACTACACACGATACTATCGATATTTTGTGTGAAGGAGAAAATAACAAGATATTTGTTAAATATATTTTAGCAGATAAAACTAGAAGTAAAGCAATTGAAAAATATGTGATAAATTATTATTACGATGAGTCTTTCTTAGAAAAAGAAGACGAATGTATATTTATTACTAAAGATAAAGTTACATATAAGGGAACATTAGAAAATTATATAAATAATTTGTATCATACAGATAAAATTTTCTGCCAAGTTTTGTGGTTAAATTCTCTTTTATATGATATTACTTTAAATAAACTAGTACCTAAATATGAAATTCTATCAGAAGAGAAAAAACAAGAAGTTATAAAAAAATATAATATAGATGACGAAAAACTTTTACCAAATGTATTAATTAATGATCCGATTGCAGTGTTTTATGGTGTTAAAGAATCTGAATTAGTAAAAATATCATATCCCAGTCATACAAATGGTATAACTATTTTCTACAGATTATGTGTTAACTCTGCTTAATTATACACCTATAAATACATTATAATTCCCGTCAAAAGGTTCTGTTATATCATTGCCTGAAATAACTATAGGACCATTAATACCTTTAACTATTTTACTTTTATTATTATTTCTATTGCCATTTATATTATTTCGATTTATATTCAATTTATTGATATTATTATTAATTTTATTTATATTTATTTTATTAATATTATTTTTAATAGTATTTTTAATATTATTTATGGTGGTATCTTCGTGTTGTACCAATATATCTAAGGGGATAATATTATTGTAAACAATTTCATTTTCCATATTATTAACTAAAATTCTAGCACGAGATATTACTAAGTCAGTTTTATCTCCTTTATTACTCGAAATAACAAAACTTAATGGATTATCGCTTAAATTTCCATTTCCAATTCTTAATGTAATATTTTTATTAAATGTTATTTTGTGTTTAGTTTCTTCTATAGCATCAATAAGAATAGAAAAATAGAAATACTCATTTATAGGTAATTCGTAATAAAAATTAATATATAATTCTCTATCAAAATAGTATTTTTTATCATCTATTAATAAATCATCATAAACTTCAACATTTGAAATATTAATATCATTATTTTCTTTGATATTAGAATTATCATGTTTAGTTGAAAATTGGAAAGTAGGTTTAATTATTTTTGTGGAACTAAAAATTGTATTAGAATCTTCCGTCATACTCTTATTATCCTTTATTAAATTATTAATTACATTTTCATTATTAAGATCCGGAGTTTCCCTATCTAACAATAATCCATATAAATATACAATTCCTAATACTAAAACTATTATTATAAAAAGTAAAATATGTTTTTCCATAATATTATTATTTATATATATAATTAATATTTATACATTAATTAATAAATTAATTAATTTATTTTCTAACATTAATATATTATGAGCGATTTCGAATTAAATGTTTCACACGTAAATTTGAAAAGTTTAAAGGGCAAAAAAGAAATAATAAAAAAAATAGCTTTAAATGACCCAAAACTTAATAATTTTACGACCGCCGTCAAAGACCTCTTCAATTCCCTTAGAAATAATAATTGCGATTGGAAAGTTAACGACAATTTCCTTTTAATGAATATTATCCAACATGGTCTAACATTTACTAAAAAATTAAAAAAAATGAAGACAGAGAAGAAAAAAAAACTTATACTATCCTTAATACTTAATATATTAGAAACTGAATGTAAAAAGAATGAAGACTTAATAGAAATTAAAGAAAAAATAGTAGACGGTATTGAAACCGTTGTAGAACCTGCGTTAGAACTCGCAATGATGACACAAAATAACGAATTTAAAATCCCTAAGAATTTTGTTCTTAGTTTACTTAAAGTTTGTAAACAAGGTCAAAACTAATAATTTTTTTGGCATTTATAATATATAAAAATAGTTTATTTTTTCTATATTATTTTTTATTATATATTATTTTTCTATATATTATTTTTTATACATATAATAGAATAAAAAATACTTGAATAAGTATAACAATATATACTCACTTAAAATAAGAAAATATTGGTTGTTTTTACCTTATTTTAAAACTATAAAGTTTCTAAACCTTCCAATAATTCAAATACTGTTTTAAGATTTTCTATAACTTCATCCTGATAAGTATATGGTAAATCTTTCTCTAAATCTATTACAATTTTTATAAAGAACATATCATTATATGTTTCAAATGTTAATACCATATTCTTATCAATATAAATATTGATTTCGTCATATTCATATTCGTCATGATATTCTTTTTTAGAAGGGAAATAACCTAAATCTTTTACTAAGTTATTTACTATCAATAAATCATATTTGTCATATATAAACATTTCTTTTTCCAAAAGATCAACCTTTTTTGAAATGTTATTTTTATTATTAAATGTTTTATAGTATCCATCTTTATATTTATAAACTTTACCTTGACTATAACTTAATTTATAATTCCTAAAATTTTTAACTAAATCTAATGTATCCTTTAACTTTAGAGAAAAAATTTCGCCACTTGTAATCTTTCCAAATTTAATCTCTAAAGTATTATCCCTTTTATAAGTTTCAATTTGTTGTTTATTAAAATATTTTATTTTTTGAAGTAATGTTTTCATTTTTAATATAAATATTTATATATTTGTTTAAATAAAATCAATTTTAAAATTGATTTAACATTTATTAACTAATTTATTTTTAGATATGGTTTTTACAATAAAATTATCAATTAACGGCGATATAGAAGAAGTCAATATTTTTACAAAAGCAGGAGAAAATTATGAATTTGAAAATTTTAAATCAAAAATTAACAATGAAGAAAAAGATTTCGAGGAATTATATCATTGGGAATTAGATAAGAAAAAAATATTAAAATTATTTGGTAAACACAATGGTGATAAAAAAAATGAAAATATCCACCAATTACCAATAAGTGATATAGAATATAATTATTTTGGCGATTTATTTGTTTGTTTAATAGATAATGAGAAATATTCTTCATTAGATATTGAAATATTTGAAAATATTTATAACGCATTATATCTAAATTTTATGGATAATGATGAAGAAACCGACGAAGAAGGAAAAGAAGAAGAAAATATTTTTAGTGATATTATTAGCGTAGAAGAAGAAAACGAAGAAGAAGAAGAAGAATTTAATATAGATAATTATGGCGATAATAGTGAATCTTCTGGAAATGAATCTGAAGAGGAAGTAAAGAAACCTATTAAAAAAACAAAGAAAAAAAAAGTAATTAAACCAAAAGAAGTTGATAATAAAGATATTATATATGAAGAAAAAGTGTTAACTGAATTAAAAAATATTACTAGGATAAAAACATTAGAAATTTTCTTATCCCTATTAGAAAATAAAGAAGACTATTTTAGAGATTTAGAAAGAAACTTATTTAACTATACTATAAAAATTTGTATTGAAAAAAATATAGTTCCAAGTTGGAATTCAATCTTTATACAAATATATATTAATAAAGCACGCTCATTATATACGAATTTAGATTCGAATAGTTATATCAAAAATAAACGTTTAATAGAAAGACTTAAAAAAAATGAATTTACACCTAAAAAATTAGTTAATATGTCTTATCAAGAACTATTCCCTGAAAACTGGAAAGAATTAATTGATGAAAAATATAGAAGAGACAAAGTATTATTTGAAACTAAAAAAGAAGCAATGACAGACCAATTCCAATGTAAAAAATGTAAAAGTAGGGAAACTTGCTATTATGAAGTTCAAACTCGTAGTGCGGACGAACCTATGACTATCTTTATTACGTGTCTAAATTGCGGAAATAGATGGAAAAATTAAAATTATTACATTCTTATATTCTTATATTAAAATTTTTTAATTATTATAAATTGATAAATCCTCTATTTTCCAATATTCAAATTTATTAATTCCTATTGCTCTTTTTATAATAAAAGGAGTTCTTCTTTGTCTTAATTCTTCTTCCGCAATAAGAATAACATTATCTAAATCTTCGGTTACTTCTATTAACGGTTCAGATCCCATTGCTAGTTGTTGCGCTCTCATACCTAATATTTTGGCATATTCATATTTGGTAAGAATTGGATATGAAATATTTTTACTTATATCATAATTTTTATATAAATCTATATAATTTTCTGAATTTATAATTTCACTTTTTGTTTCAGTCATATTATATTATAATATTTATTTTTTTAAACAGAATTAATCAATTTTATATTTATATAAATATATAATTGAAAAATTTATAATTATAAAGTGGCGTTCATTAGAACTCGGTTTCTCATTCTAATTTCTCATTAGAACTCGTCCACTTCTCCTTACATACACAGCAACAATAAATAAACTTCATTTCTTCTCTATTGTATTTTATATATTTAATTTTCTTAGGTGTATCCTCATTAGTAGGACATTTAACATTAACACATTTAATATTAGTAATAGTGGGTAATGTTGGATCTTCGTAAATATTATCATTAACATAAGTTTTATATGAATATGTATTAACATTATAATTTTGTTTATATACACACTCTTTATTCGCTCCTTCTAAATTTTCTAATTCATATTCTTCTAAACATAATTTACAATAATATTTTAACTTCTCATTCTCATCTATTTTAATATATAACATATTGTTATCATTTGTACAAAAAAACATCTTTTAAATTAGTATAATATTTATTTTTTAAAATAAAAAAATCAATTTTATATATTTATTTTTTATTATATTATAATGTTTAATATAAACCATTGATTCTTCAATATTTGTGCTTCTAACTCTCTTTCTACCTTTATTTCTTAAAATATCAGGCACCAAAGCTTTTTTTTAAAATTCCTTCACTGTCAATACTTAACATATTATCATTTAATGTGCTAATTGAATCAAATTTTACCATTTCTAATTCAGAATCTTTATCCTTTAATAATTTATATTCTCTTAAAACTCCTAAAATGATTCTACTAAATTTGTATATTTTAACAATTCTAAAGCATTATTAGAAATTACTATAAAATTACCAGAAATATCTGTAATATTTATTTTAATATCTTCATTACTATTTTTTGGTTCTTCTGCTGTAATATTACATTTTAAATAACATACTAATGGTTGTTTTTCGGATTGAACTATAAAAGTATAACTAGGTTGTTTATTTATTTTTTTATTTTTTATTACAATAGTAGAACATTCTAATATATCTTAAAATGTTTGTGCTCTCTTTTCTACTTTTTGATATGGATAATTTGTTAGCAAAGAAGGAATCCAACCACCACCCTTTTTACTTTTATTTCTGGCATTTCTTGTATTTCTTTTAGATAATTTTTTATTCATTTATATATTATATAATTAATTATATATAAATTTTTATTTACCAAATAAAATATCATATTCCGAATAAAGTAATTCTATTTTCTCTCTTATAGTATGATAATCACACTCTAATATTTGCATACTATATATACCACTTTTTATCTTCTTTTTATGTAATTTATGGTGATTGCCTAATGTTTTATGATACTTACTAATATTTTTAACAAAATAATTCAACATTATATCTTTAAAATCTTCATACCCTTCAGGAGTTTCATTTATAGCCTTTAATACAGAAGTCTCTAAATTATGATATGTTATCACATTATTAAACTCCTTTGATTTCTGCCCTGTTTCCGTTTCCCAACCAGGTTCATTTTGTATAGGATGTTCATTCATTATTGACTGAATTGATAATAATACAGACGATAACGTTTGGACGCTCGTCCAACCAGGGCCATGCCAAGTATTTAATATGGATAAACATACCTTACCACATTTATATAAATTTGGATGAAATCTAACATTTCCGTTTAAATTTATAAATTTTACTTTAGGAGGATTAATAGGATAATCCTTGGGTATTTCTAAATGAAAAAAATAGAAACCATGAGCATATGGTGAATCTTCCGGTCCTATAATTAATGCCTTAATTTTAAATATATCTTCTTCATCTATAGAAACGTGAATATTTTGTTCTTCTAAATTATTACGTCTAATATTCTTTATATCAGCAGTTATGCGTTTAACAGCGAAATTACTCATTATTACAAAATAATGTTTAGTTCTTAAATTACTTAAAAAAATTTATTCAATTTTGGGCAATTATTAAATAAAAATATATTTAATATTCCCGATATGAATATTAAAGAGTTTATAATCAAATATTTTATGCTTAAAAATATATTTAATAAAAATAATTTAAAAAAAATTGAATTAATTTAAATAAAATTTTTCTGTGAATATATATAAATTGAAAATGGCACAAAATCTTAAATTTAAAACCGTTGATGAATTTTTAAAAAATAGAACAATCATTGATAAATTAGATAAAAATATTTCCCACACTTCATTGGGAGACCACGAACAACAAATTTTTCCTGGTAAATACAATATTAAACCTGAAGAAAAAGACTTCTTCATAGATTTATATACAAAATGGATTTTTAAATATGAAGAAACATTACATCTTACAGAAGCACATGACCCTGAAAAATGTCCTGTGTTGATAGATTTAGATTTTCGATATGAAAATACCGGTTCAGATGAACGAATGTATAGAGAAGAAGATATGAAGTTTTTTATAGAGAAATATTTTGATATTTTAGGAAATTACCTTAAATTTGAAGATAACCAAAGGGAAACCTTTATTCTAGAAAAACCTTCTCCCATCGGACACCCCAAGGATAAAAATATTATGAAGGATGGAGTACATATTATTATACCATATATAGTTTCTAATTATAACGTCTTACACCTTGTAAGAAATGATATTATAAAAGATAAAGAAATAGAGAAACGGTTTAAAGACCTTAAATTCACTAATCCTATTGACGATATTGTAGATAAAGCAGTTATTGAAAAGAATAACTGGTTTATGTATGGTAGTTGTAAACCTGGAAAAGAACCTTATTTGGTAACTAGTATTATAGATTATCAAAAAGGACAATATATTACAACACAAGGACAGAAAAATTATAAGGACGGAGAATTAGTAAAACTTCTTGGTATCAATGATAATTTAGACGATAATTTGTGTTCTTTTAATAAAAGTGAAAGTGATATTAGTAAAGATTATGAAAAAACTTTTGGTAAAACTAAGTCTAAATCTTCTGTAAAAGTTAATAAACGATATATGAAGAAGACAAGTGAAAACCTTGAACTTATAAAAAAAATTGTAAGTATCTTATCCGCGCAAAGAGCAGAAACATTTGATGGATGGATAAGAGTTGGTTGGTGTCTTCATAATATAGATTATTCGTTACTTGATTCATGGATAGAGTTCAGTATGCAGTCTCCTAAATTCGAAGACGGTGTATGTGAACAGAAATGGGCGGAAATGAAAGACGAAGGAGGTTTAGAAATAGGAACCTTATATAGATGGGCGAAAATTGACGATGAAGAAGCATACAAAAGAATTATGCGAGACGATATTGAAAATTTGATTAGGTCAAGTTTAAGTGTTTCCCATTATGACATTGCAAAAGTAGTTTATAAACTTTATAAACACGAATTTAAGTGTGTTTCAAGTAAAAATAGGCAGTGGTATCAGTTTATAAATCACAGGTGGATTGAAATGGATAATTGTACTTCTTTAAGACATAAAATTTCGGAAGAAATAGTTCAAGAATATTGTAATTATGCAGGTAAGTGTAATCAAATTATACAAAATTTAACAGATGAAACACAACAAGAAACCTATATTAAAAGAGGTAAAAAATCATTTGAAATTTCAGGTAAATTAAAAAATATGCCTTTTGTTGATAATATTATTCGTGCTTGTTCTGTTTTATTTCACGATAAAAAATTCTTTGAAAAACTAGACAGTGACGTGAATTTAATCGGTTTTGAAAACGGAGTTTATGATTTAGAAAAAAAAGAATTCAGAGAAGGTTATCCCGATGATTATGTATCATTTAGTGCTGGTATTGATTATGAAAACTTTGATAAAGATGAAGAAATAATCCAACAAGTTCACGAATTTATATGTCAAGTTCTCCCTATTCCCGCGGTTAAAGAATATGTTCTCAAAGTTATGGGTTCTATTCTGAGTGGGAAGACAGGGGAAGAAAAGTTCCATATTTGGACTGGTTGTGGAGGTAACGGAAAGAGTAAATTAATTGAACTCTTCGAAAAAGCTTTCGGTGATTATTGTGGTAAAATGTCTGTTACTTTAATTACTCAAAAGAGAGCAGCTTCAAATAGTTGTAATCCAGAATTAATTAAAAATAAAGGAAAAAGATTCGTTACTCTTCAAGAACCAGATGATGATGAAAAAATTCATACAGGAGCAATGAAAGAATTAACTGGTGGTGATAAAATACAAGCAAGAGGTCTCTTTAAAGACCCAATTGAGTTTAAACCACAATGGAAAATTGTTCTAACTTCGAATGTTTTACCACAAGTTAATGCGAATGATAGGGGTACTTGGAGAAGAATTAGAGTTACCGAATATGTTTCTAGGTTTATGGAACCTTCAGAAATTGATCCAGAAATTCCATATCAGTTCCCCATTGATTATGATTTATCAACTAAATTAGAACAATGGCCTGAAGCATTTATGTGGATTCTTATTCAAGAATACCATAAATATGTTAAAGAAGGTCTTAAGGAACCAGAAGAAGTTCTTAAGAATACAAAGGCTTATCAAGAAGAAAGTGATATATTCCTTCAATTCATTGAAGATAATATAACTACTTCACTAACAGAAAAACTGGCAGTTACGGAAGTTAATAATGTATTTAAAATGTGGTTTCAAAATTCAGGTAATGGTGGGAAAATGCCTAAAAAAGGAGATTTACACAATAGTATTACTATGAAATATGGACCTATTAAAGGACAAAAATGGTCAGGTATTACTATTGGTCATCCAGACCAAATGGAACCCGATTCAGAAGATGAAGATTAAAGTAGTTTATAAAATAACATAATAAACAGTAGTAAAACTAATATTAAATGAGTATAAAATGTTATATTATATAATTTATCTATCCAATATTTATGGAATTCTATTTTTTTTTTTATTAATTGTCTTGCTTTTTTTATGGTTTGATTAGTTGCGTCTTTATCTATAAGTAAATCTCTTTTTGCCATTAATTTATTTACTTTGTTATTTATTTGATTATATTCAAAGAGTTTTTTCATTTCATCTTCAGTTATTTGGGTTGTCATATTTATTATATATTAATATTTTTAATTCACAAAGTAATTCATATTATCTAAATAATTTCTTGTCACTACACCATTAAAACTATCCCCATAATCTACACTCCCTTTTAAATAATTATCCCTATATAATTTTTTCCAACTTCCTCTTGATTCTTTTAATAATCTTGGAACTAAAGGTTTATTTATTTTATAATGAGTTCCTTCCAATTCGTCATATTTATTTTTATTCACATAAACTCCTTCTTTATTTTCTTTTATATTAAATCCTTTATCACTAAATTTCTCTTTAATACCTAATAACTTATCTAAAACATTTCTATCAACACATCCCATATAAATTATTATAAATAATAAAATAAAAAATACTACATAGTTTAATGTTTGATTATCCATTTTAATATTTAACAATATTTTTTTATATAAAAAATTAATTATTTATATATAGTAAATGGAAAATAATTGTTTTTCTAATAGTCAATGCTTTTATTATTCATATCTATTTTATTATAGTATCAAAAGAAAATGCTTTAAAATAAAAAAAAATCTTTATCAATGTATATGTCCTATAAATAATGATTTAGACACTGATTTAGAAAATAATTATGAATTACAAGAAATTGTTATTATTAATAATGATAATACAAAAGAAAACCTTTCTAAAAAAAAAAAATCTAATTCCTCACAAGAAGAAATATGTGAAAGAAATGAAAAAACTCCTATTGTCACTAAACAACCTCAAACACAAATAGATAATAGTAATGAATTAGAAAAACCTAAATTAAAAAGACGCAACGCTATGAAAATAAGAAATAATATTATGAAAAAAGAAAAAGAAATAAATATAGAAAAAAAAAATAAAATTAAACCTATAAGTATTAATGAAACAATATATGAAAATGAAGTTAGTTATACAGAAGATAAAGAACCGCGACTTAGAAAATTAGTAAAAAAGAAAAATAAAAAAAATGGTATTTCAAGTAGTGACGAAGAAGAATGGGATATTATATAAAAAAAATAGGTATTTCAAGTAGCGATGAAGAAGAATATGATATTATATAAAAATAATTTTACAGAATTATTTTTTCGGGATTTTATTTATATATATTATATATATATAAAATGCGGAAAAAAACTAGAAATAATTTAAAATCTAAATCTAGAAATAGTTTAAAATCTAAATCTAGAAATAGTTTAAAATCTAAAACTATAAATAAATTAAAATCTAACTCTAAATCTAAATCTAAATCTAACTCTAAATCTAAATCTAAAAAGAAAAAAAGTTCAAAGATAAACAAAAATCCAAGAGTAGGTGTGGTCGAATGTGACCCTGATCATAAGTGGGGAAAAATAACAGGCCGGACATGTACGAACGACGGATACCAGACATGTAAAATATGTAGAAAGATGCGAACTGGGACGGAAGGAAGGGACCCAGATGGTCATAAGTATGAGTGGATAGAAGATCATAGAGGAGACGGTGGATATTATAAGTGTAAACGCTGTAGCGAAATAAATCATACTAGGTAAATATTGTGACGAAGAAGAATGGGATATTATATAAAAATAATTTTATAGAATTAATTTTATAATTAATAATTAATATGGGAAAATATAAAATACATTTTTTGATATTAATTCTTATTATAATTCTTTTTTTACTTATTAAAAAACATAAATTTATCCAAAATATAAATGATAATGTAAATATTAATAATAATGTAAATGTTAATATAAATAATAATAATATTATAGAACATTTTATTGATGGTAATTTTAAATTATGTAAAGAAGGAGATTGTGAATGTTTAAAATTAAATAGGGCTCCTGACGGAACTTGTGTTAAATATAAAATTGCGAAAAAACCTAGCACTCCAGAATATAAAGATAAAAAACTATATATGGATAACGTAGTAAGGAATAATATATATCCTTTAAAAAGAAATTTAGATATATTAATATTTGTAGGAAGGCAAATGAAAGATATCAAAAAAAAATACAGTAAATCTCCTCCTTCAATGCTAAGTAATTTACAGAATATAGAAAAAAATAAACATAGTATGGATCCAAAAACTCAATCTCTATTTTTAGTTTTTAATAAAGCAAATAGAATTCTTAAATATTTTAATGAAGGTGACGAACCTTATATAAAATATTTAGTAATAGATGCGGAACATGGAGGTGAAAGTAGAGAAGTATTAAATGCCTATGGAATAAGTGATAAAATAACTCCTGTAATTTATTTAATAAATGAGGCAACTAAGGAGAAAAAATATTTTAAATGCGACCCTATGGAAGATAAATGTTATTTATTAAAAGATTTAATGATATTTATTGCGAATGGTGATTTAGGTTTGATATCATATTTAAACCATTTACACGATCCATTTAGTGGTATAGAATTTAGGCACGATTCTAAAAAAAACGAATGGTATCATAAAAACCCAGGTTTAAAAGTTCACGAAGAAGGAACTGAAATGTGTAAATTGATAGATTATAGAGATTTGCCAAATGATGTAATGGAAAAGGTGGAAAAATAATAGACTATTTTTTATTTTAATTTTCTAATGAAATATTAATATTATAACACAATGAAAACTAAATATATAATAATTATACTTTTAGTTTTATTTATATTAGTAAATATTTTTAAATATAAAGATACATTTACAAATACTGTTTCTTTTGCTAAAAATGGGTTAAATACTACATTAACTACTGCTAATCTTAAAATTTTTAAAAATATTTTTAATATAAATAAAACATATAATTACATAGATACAAAAAATAAAATCGTTGAAAAAGATATCTTAGAACATAAATTACCTAAATTAACATTTTATTCCTATGAAAAATGCCCTAAATTATATAAACTTTTTAAAGGGTTAAGTGCGAAAGTAGTTAGTGATATTAATGATGACCAGATAGAAAATGTTGACGGTTTAAGATTTAGGAATAAAATAAGGTCTGCTTTTTATAATATAGATAGAACAATTAAAATAGAACACCCATTAATAGATATAGAAAGGAAATTAATGCCTATAAATATAAAAAGAAATATAAAAGAAAAATTAGATATAACTTATATTAGTTCTACTGATATTAACACATTTCAAAAATATTTTAGAATTACACCAGTAATAATTGCATATAATAATTTAATCAATGCTTGTAATTTAATATTTTCATATTTAAATAATAGAATTCCTCAAAAAATGAGTGAAAATTTTATTAGATTAAAAGAAATTTTAACAGAAGAAAAAGAAAAAGTTTTAAAATTAAAAAATATAGACCCAAAAGTATTATTTTTTAAAGATTTGGAAAATGACGCTTTACCTAGTGAAAAAACCAACAATTACGAAGAATATGAAGAATATGATGAAGATGCTTTTTCATTTTTAAATTTAAAGACGTTACAAGCCAAAGAAGCAACCAAAGAAGCAGCCAAAGAAGCCCACGAAGCAGCCAAAGAAGCCCGCGAAGCAGCAGTAGAAGCAGCAACCGCAGCAGCAGCCGAAGAAGCAGCCGAAGAAGCAGAAAAAGCAGTAGTAGCAAACGCAGCAGCAATAGAAGCTTCTGCTGTTTATGCGGCAAAAGAAGAAGCAGCACCCGAAATCTTAACCAATACTATAGATAAATTAAATTTAAATGAACTAGAACAAGAATACTTGGAAAAAATACAAAGAAATATACTCGACATAAACACTAGTTATAATTATTCTGAATTAGTAAAAAATATTATTACTTTAGAAAGTTTAAATGAAGAAAAAAATAAAAATTTTTGCGCTATATTATTATTAAATGTATATTTAAAGATTAATGTAGAAAATATAGAAAATGTATATGACGAAGACAAAATTAAGATTCAACTAGACGAAACAAAAACTTTATTAGAAGACTATAAAATAGATAATTTAAATTTAGAATATAAAATAGAAGATAAAATAGAAGATAAAATAGAATCAATTATAAATGAATTATCTAAATTAAAAACAACAGATAATGGTGATAGTGAATTAATATTAGATAATCCTAATTTTATATTTGAATTAGGAGGTAAAAAAATTAATTATTTTACAGATAATCATATAGAACAAAAACACAAACAAGTTTCTTTTAATGTTAAAACTGATTTTACAGAAGACGATGTAGTTAATTTTGTAGAATATTGTTTTAATTTATGTTGTTTCGGAGCAATTGATATAGATTTACTTGCTTTTACAGAGAATCACTATCGTGTTCTACCTTGTTTTAATCCAATACATAAAAGTAATACACATTATTATATTCTTCCAGAGAGAATAAGAAAAGTTGCGATGGAGGAAGGAAAAGAATATACAAGGGCAAAATGTACCGGTTGTGCGTCAAATATAATTATATTCTTCGATAAACTACCAGATAAATTTAAATATTATGAAGCAATAAAAGGGGAACCTGATACAGTTAAAGATAAATTCATAAATGACATTTTATAATAATAAAAATATTTTTAATATATAAATTAATGAAAAAAGTAACATTTTTTTTATTAATAATATTCATTTTACTATTCCTTATAAATAACATTTTTATACCCAAAAAAAATAACTTTGCAAATTTATATGATAAATATACCAAGAATCAAGATACTGCCGTAAGTATATTAAAACCGACTTTGACTTTATATTATGATAGGTATGACGTTAATTCTAAGTATTTTTATGACGATACGAGAACTTATAAATTAAAAAAATTGTTAGGTCATAAAGAACTTATTGAGACTTTAGAAGAAGAATTTGAATTTTTAAAAAATACATTTAATGATATAATAAAAGATGGAATTCAAAAAATATATAAGCACGATAAAGGTAAGGACAATAGTGAAACATATATTGTAGATTTTATAAATAATTATGAAATTAATTGGACAAGACATTTTTGTTTTAGAACAACTACAAATGGAAGACGATTTGGAAATAAAGATAATTATAATGATATTATTGAAATTAAAGAAAAAGAGTATTTAGCAAATAATGATTATTTACTTACACAATATATCGAAAAGGACTTATATAAATCCCTAAGACTTAGTGAATATGATTTTGAAGAATTTATTACTTTATTTGAAGCAGTTAGAACACATTTGGATACATATAAAGATTTATTCAATAGACATCAAGATATAAATAGAAGTTATACACATTTTAAATGGCATAGTGATGACAGATTCACATTAAAAAATGAAAATGATACAGATTTTGAAAAAAATACAGAAGTAAAAAACCTAAATAAGTATCTTGAAGACAGATATAAAAAATTAAAGGAAGAATTAATAGAAAAAAAAAATAGTATGATGGAAAATGTAATTGAAAGAAATAATTTAGGTGTATGGAATCAAATTAAACTTTTATACGAAACAGAACATTTCCCTTATTTAAATAATAAACTACTAACATTAGAAGAAATTTACTGCCAAGATGGAAAAATGCCTACTTGTATTAGTAATGAAATAACTACATTTAAAAAGACTACTAAATATGATGAAGAATTATATAAAGAAGGAACCCTGTCAGGTTCACCTACAGATTCACCAAAATTATTAGATGAGGAAATAGTAATTGATACTATTAAAACAAGACAATTCCCTAGAAATGAAGAATTAGTAGATAAATTACCCAAAGTTATTTTCACATACCAAAAATATGAATATGACGGTATCGTAGATGGTGTAAATACTAAGTTAATAGAATATGACGGTATATATAATATTAATAATCAATTTATAAAAAAAGGTAGAAATAATATATTAAAATTTTTAGTAGATATGATGGAAGAAAATTTAGAAATAAAACAAGGAGGAAATAAAGAAGGTAAAATACATTTTCATAATGATACTATTAATAATATTATTAGTAATGTCGAAAATAAAGAAGAAGAAATACATGAATTTAATAATACAATTAAAAATAAAGGAATGGAAGATATTAAAACTAATCCGAATTTCGATTTAAATTTTGATTCTTTAATTAAATGTAATAAATGTTCTGAATTTATAAAAATAAAAAATTAAAAATTTACTTTTTTAATGCTCCAGACGCAACTAATATAATAGCAATTGGAATAGATATACCCATTAAAATTACAGGGTATAATAATAATACTCTTTCTTTCTTTTTAGAACAATCGCATAATCTATTAACTAATTTGGCGAAATAAACGATTATACATACATAATAACCTAATAAATATATTTTAATTAATAAACTAACAAGTCTTCCAAGTATATTTTGCATAAATTTCTGTTTCGATAATGGTGTTCCAGTTAAGGAAGATAATAATCTAATTAAAATAATAACAGAAACAATTAATGCGGAAGGTTTAATAAATTTAACTACCTTGATATTTTTGGCACAATCACAATTTTCCTTTTCTAATTTCTCAATATATTTATAAATACCAATATTACAAGCAATAATTATAATCATACTAATAACACTTACTATCATTAAAGATTGGTTCATATTTTATAATATATAATAAGAAAAAAATTTATTTATTTATTTATTTATTTATTTATTTATTTATTTATTTATTTATTAATTAATTGATAATTTCTTTAATTTTTCTATATAAATCTTGAATAGAAGAATTATTTTGAATAATACAATCAAAATTTGTATTATCTAATTCATTTTCAGATATATGTCTGTCATTTAACACATTATTTCTATTTACTTTTATAATATATCCTCCTAAAGATTTAATCATATCATATTCGTGTAAAAATCTAACGTCATTTATAATAACTCTAATATCAGGGTCTTTCCCTAATTTATCCAAATACCAATTTTTAAAAACTTGAACCCATAAACCTCGTTTTTTTTCCCCTTTAAATATTTCTGGAAAATGTTCTGGGAAAATAAATTGTCCATAATCTGTTCCAAATTTTTGAAAAAAAACTCTTGGTTTTATTCCCCATTGTAAATCTATAATATCTTTTTCATTACCATATAATTGTTCTTCTGTAAAACCAAAAATTATTTTAGCTATATCTTTTATTGGATCCGCAAATCCATACTTAATAAATTTGTATTCTTGAATTAAATAATCAGATATAGTATCCTTGCCAGAACGCTTTTTACCAGCAATACCAATAATCATATTATATCTGTTTAGATAAAAAAATTTAAATATAAAAATAAAATATTAATTACCACCTTATAATTCATCTAATTTTTTTTGAATATCATCTAAAGAAATATTGTTACTTGATTCGGGAGCATTAAAACTCTCTACAACGTTATTTTTTCTTACAAGTTTATCTTTATTTTTGACTACTAAAACAACAAAAACAATTAATATAATTACACCAATACACATTTTGGTATTTTTATCTATTTTCATTTTATATATTAATAAAAAAGAAAATTATTTTAGGATATGTAATTAATTAAATTAAATGAATTGGAAAGTCTATATTATTTATAATAAACAATATTCATATTGTGGAGCAACTCCTGATATAGAAAAAAGAATAAAAAAACATAACCAAGAATTGTCAGGGGGTGCTAAATATACTAAACTAATTGGACCTAATTGGAATTATATTTGTTATATTGACGGTTTTAAAACAAAAATTGATGCATTACGGTTTGAATGGGCTGTTAAACATTGTGCTCCTAGAAAAGCTACTGGTATTTATAATAGAATAAAAAAATTAGAAAGCGTTTTAAATAAAGAAAAGTGGACTTCAAAAAGTCCGAGTTCTATAAATTATAACCTAAAATTAATATGGTGTGATATTACATTTATTCCAGAGGAATTTGATATACCAATATATATTGAACAAGATATAATGGAGTAATTTTAAGTTAAATTTAGGTTAATTCCTATATTTTTTATAATATTAATAATAATGGAAAAAAATAATTTAGGGAGAATAATACATAAAACATTACAACAGTTTTATCCAAATACACAATTGCCTATAAAGTCATATGAAATTCAAGATATTTTAGATAAGGCAAAAATAGATAAAAGAAATAGTAATAAAGAGGAAATATCTAAAATAATAAAAATTCTAAAACATCATATAGAAATTGCTAAACAAAATAAAATTCAAAAAGTTGAACATCAAGAATATAAACCTTTATTTACAAATATGGAAAATGAAAATAGTTATTTAGATAAAATGCGGGATGATTTAGCAGATAATCTTAAACAAATAGATATAACTAATAATAAAAAATTACCTATACAAAATAAAGATATAAGTATAAATTCTAAATCATTTGAATTTAGTTTAATTGTTGATAATAAATATAGAAATACTAAAAAATACCCAAATCCAGCAGATTATAGTATCACTTTTTCAAATGATATAGATGCCGATAATGAAATTTTTTGTAATCAAAATCTAAATAATATAGAAGAAATAGAGTTAGTAGAATGTATTATTAATGACGATGCTTTTAATGCTAATGAATATATAATTTTAAATATAAAAGAATTAAATACAGAATTTTTATCAAATAATAAATTTGTTAGAAACTGTTTTACAAGATTAATATCTTTTACAGTAATAGAAATTAATAAAAAAAAATATCACGTATACGATATTCCAAAAGACTCACTTAAAAAATTTAGTCCAGCAATAAATTTAAATTCTATATCTATTAATTTGAAAAATGCGATTGGGGAGGATTTATTATTTAATAGAGACGATTTGGGTATTGAACCTTTATTAAATAGTTTTAAGTTTAAAATAAAAACACAAAAAGAAGATAATTATGTATCATTGATATAACTCAAGAACTCATTAATTCTTCCCATTCGTCGAGTGTTTGTTGGTCCATAAATAATTTATCACTTCTTTCTTTTAAAAGATTTACTTGTTTATCATAAAAATCCTTATCATTAAGAAGTCTTGTTGTAATATTAACATATTGCTCTTTATTATAAGCAATCATATCTTCCATTTCCATTTTTTTATAAAAACCATATGTAAATCTTCCATTAATTCTTATAGAAGGTTGGGTTACAAGTGGTTTATACAATGAAAATGATTCTAATGAAGAATTACACCCGCCGAAAGGATATGGGTCAATCAAAATATCACTTAATTTCATAAGATTACAAAATTGTTGGTGTCCTTGACCCGGAATAAACTTAACTCTAGATAAAATACCATAATATTCTGGTTTATCTTTTAGAATATTATTCCACCTTTCATACATTTTATATTTTTTATCAAGATTATCTAAAAATATAATACTAACATTTTTATTTTTATGTAATATTTCAAATATATATTCGTCAAAATCTGGATGAATTTTGAATAAACTTTGAGGACAACAAATTATTTTTTCATAATTACTTAATCCATAATAACTTCTCGATAAATTTAATATATATTTACTTGTAGGATTTACATAACAAGTACATAATCCTTTTTGTAAAATTAATTTTTCGGTATAATGTTCTTTAGATTCTTCGTATGGTAATTCATATAATTCCGAACTAACAAAATAATCAATATTTTCATATCCGGAAGTATCACTATGCCCCCACGTATTATATTGTTTATTCGCCATACGGAAATGAGCAATACTAGTAACTCTATTATCCATACCAATCTCACAAAAAACTAATTTATCAAAATTATAACTTCGTAATTTCTGTACTATGTTAAATGTATTCATATTTCCCAATACTATATTTTCTTTAATACCATAATATGTTTCTGAAAATTTAAAATCTAATGGTTTAAATGTTGCCAAATATACTTCAAACCCTTTTTTAATTAAATTAACAATAACTTGATGCCTATCCTTGAATACAGAGTGTGTTCTTGTTAAAAAATCTGAAATAAAACATACTTTTTTAGGATTAGTTTTTTTTTGCTCAAAATAAAATAAATTTTTGGTTTCATCTTTTACCATTTCTCCGTCTAAATTATTTATATCAAGTCTATATTTTAATTCTAAAAATTTCCTTGAAATTTTAATACAATTATTAAATAAATTTTTATTAGGAATACCATGATAAGCATATCTAAATAAATTAGTTAATGAAATTATTATATCCTTTTTTACTAAACTTAAAAATTTTTCTTGTAAATCATCAAAATTTTTTATAATTATATTAGTTAAAATTAATAAATTATCTCTTTTTTTTATAATATCTTGTTTATTCATCATAACGTCGGAAAGAATATAACATCCATTTATAATAATTTGAGGATATTTAAATAATTTATCAATTATTTCTTGTTCTGTATATAAATCTAAATTATTAAAATCCAAAGTTTTAATTATAATTAACTCATTAATTTCATTTTTAAAATCTTCGTTTTTCATTAATTCGAACCGATTATTTAAATAAATTAGAATTTCTATAAAAAACTCTTCTGTATTAATATTTTCTTTAAACGCGGAAATAGATTGTATATTTTCTTTGATAAAAGAAAAATGTTGTTGTAAATGTTTTATTATAAAGTTATCTTCTACTAAATTAATTTCATTTTTAAATAAACCTATTTTATTACATACTAATAAAGTTTTCATTATTTCTTCTTCTAAAATATTATTTTCACTTATAAATTTTTTAAATTTTTGTTTCGCTAAATTAACATAATTATGGTGCAATAAAACTATTACTATATTGAATAATTCGTCAAAAGTTTTAAAATCTAATAAAGAAACTAAACTTTTTATTTCATTCTCTCCTATAACATAATTTACCTTATCAACTAAAACCAATGTTTTATAAATAAATGTATAATTAAATGAAAAACGATTTTTAATAATAAAATTAATTAATAAACACGATTCGTCATAAAATTTAGTTTCATATAAATAATCTATAAGCTTTATATTTGGAATAAACATTGTTTTATTTTGCACTTGATAATCCAATTGTATATTTTCATTAATTAAATAAATATTATGTGGAAAATATTTCAAAAATATATGAGCCAAATTTTCTAAATTAAATTCCATAATAAAAAATTTTAAGTAAATACTATTAATTTTTAATATTTCAAATTTTTTAGTTTTTTCATCAAAATATAATTGATTTTTTTTATTAGAACTTATACTATTTATTTTTTCAAGAGAGTTAAAGAAATATACATCATAATTTAATTCTAATTCTGAAAAAATGTTTTTATAATGAGTATCTATAACTAATATTTTTGATTTTAAGTTTTTTATAGTCTGTTTTTTATTCAAAATCAGAATATTATATTTTGTATTTAATTCCGATTCAACATATTTTTTAATTATTAAATCATAATCTTTTAAATTATCGGGAATTAAAGAATAAGACAAACTATATTTTTGAACTTCATTATATATTTTAGTTATTTGATAATGATATTTATCATTTTTTTTGGCATTTTTAATAAAAGAAAAATACACAGGTTCTATATTTTTAATATCTTCTAAATTATTTTTATTTTTAAAATTACTACAAAATAAATTTTTATTATCATTTATTACATTCTTAATTACCCTTATATGTGTAGTACAATCTTCTAAACATATTTTATTAAATTTAGTATTATTCCCCAAATCCATAAAAGTCTTTATTTCTTTATTTTCTAATAATTTTTTAAGGTCGGTTTTCCTTATTGAAAAACTTAAAATATGTTTTTTTAAATGATTATCGTTATTTTGATTAATTTTATAATCAATGATAGGTTTAATAATTTTTTGTTTTTGTTTATTATATATATTTACTGAAGTTAAAATACAATTTTCTTTTAAATTCATAATTATTTTTAAATTTTTAATAAAATTATGTGTTAAACCAAAATCTTTATAAATAATAATTACAGATTCGGTAGTTATTTTATCTAAGTTATTTTGTAAATCATCTAAATCATTAAAATTATGATAATTTAACTTTAATAAAGAAAAGGTTATATTGGTAAAGTAATTAGTTGTAGAATTAAAAGTAATTATATTCATATAATTAATTAATATAAAAAAATTTTAAAATAAAAAAAAAAAAAAAATTTAAAATCTAAAATCTTGTGTCATTTCTAAGAGAAATCATTACT